TTCAACTGCGGCATAGTTAGAATCGGTTGCAGTAGTTTCGTAGGCTTTGGTTGAACCACCTACTATACCTGTGCCTCCGTCAAATCTTTGACGGTTAGCGTTAGTTAGTGAATCGGGATATTGTAAATATGCCATATTTTCATAATACTGTCCGTCTGCTACTCCACCAAACGATAGCAATTGTTGGTATGCGGTAGGCGTTCTTTCTCTCGTAATATCATAACTGGACCATGCCCCCACTCCTGTATTGAATGTATATCTATCAGTTGATGTAATACCTGGATTATTAAATTGCGCTGAGTCTCCGTCACCACGGACACACCAAGCATATTTGTAGCGAGGGTTTAATTCAGCATACCCGTTAATAGGGTTGCCTTGATGGGACTTTGATGAATGCCATACTGCGTCGCTGGGGGAGGTTAAATTATCCGGTAGGGTTCTTGCTCCCAAAAAGTCGTCATAATAACCAGCCAACCAAAATATATATTTTCCATCACCATACTCTATTTCTCTTGTCATTTTACTCCACCTATTCTATTCTATTCTAACCTGTTGCTGTTAATGAAGGTGCTACTTCATTTAATACTGCTATTATTCTATCTGCCGCTTCTCTCTCGTTAAAGAACCCGTGGAAATTATTCGACATAACTATATCCATCTTGTTGTATAGGACACCTACACCCTGCTTAACAACCTGCTTGTAAAGTGAGCCTGTAACATTTCCATACTTACCACCAAAAAATAACTCTTCTCTCGCATCACCGAAGTCGTACATACTTTCAGTTAGATTTTGTAATTCCCGTGATGCCTCGATAATTGGGTCTATTGACTCTTCTAATTCGACCCAAAGGCTATCTGCCGTACTTGGTGTGATAACCGCATCATTTAGGATTTTTATTGTTTTAACTGCTTCGGAACCAAAAGCACCAAAGAGGGTTACTAAGGCTGTCATTTCCTTATCAGTTAGCCTTTCACCTTTTTTGAACATCTCCTTTAATTCGTCTAAAATTATCTCAAAGTCAACATCGGCAATATCATAACCAAGCCAGTCACCACCCATTCTCCCCATTTCTATTGCATCATCACTAAATACACCTTCTAATTTCTCAGCGGCGGCAACCCTATCTTGACTAAAACCTAATTGAAGTGCCACTTGCTCATCCATAAAGTTACCAAACTCGTCATATGCGCCATCAAACATAGCATCTAATTCGTTGAAACTTATTTCTAATTGTGCTTCATCAACTACTCCCCCTCCCGCTATGCTAACTGCGTGTAATGCGTCAGCCAGCCTAAGTGCAGAATCTATGGCATCCTCTTGTGAGGCATCCAATCCGTCGATTTCCGTTGATAATGCCTCCATAACATAATCTAAATCATCTGCGTTACCATGAAGGTTTTTCAAACTGTAATTAGTAATTCCCAACTTTTCAGCCAAATGTGAGTTTTCATCAGTAAATAGATGGGTGTTGGTTTTTAACAAAAGCATTGTCTCATTGTGCATATCCAACATTTTATTAGCCGCCGCCGTAGCATTGGCAACTTCTTCTTGCCCCTTGTTAAATATCATTAAAGCCGTAGTAACTGCGGCCAGTGGACCTAATGATGTCATTAATTTTCCGGCATATGCGGTCCAACTTAGACCCGCCGCCTTATTTGCGGCAATTAACTCCCTTTGAAACTTAATGAAATCCCAAGTAGTTTTTCCTAATTGGCTAATTGCTGGTATTAGTGTGGTTGACATCATTACTGTTGCCGCCACAGCACCATTAGCGTTTTGTGAAAACATAGGTAGGGCTACCGAAGCCACGGAGGATAAAGCAAATCCAAACTTTCGTGACGAATCTGAGGCTTTGACATTGGCTTCAATTAACCCATCTTCGGCTAATTTTTTCTTTAGCACTTTTGTTTCTTTTGCGGTATCAGCCAAACCGTTTTTGAGTATTTCCTCTAACTGTATTCGTCTATCGGTTGAATCGTTTAATTCATCTTGTGATTGCTTTAACTCATCAGTAAAGTCGGTTAATTGTTGGTTGACCGGCCCTAACTCATGTATTATATCGAGCATCTCCCTTTTTGTAAGTTTAGATTCGTTTTCAATAGTGTTTAGTGCTGATGTCAAATCAATTTGTCTTTGCATCATCATGCCGTGTAAATCAACAGTCTTGAGCAAAGTGTCTGTTTGCATTTGGAATCCTAAAGTAGTTTCACCTAATCTATGCAAAGCGGCTCTTGTTTGGTCATCTAAAACTAATCTATCTTTTGTACCGTCATTGTACTCAGTTAGTGATGTTTTTAATTCCTTATACATTCTTGCTTCATCCTTATAACCATTCAATTTTATTTGCTGAGGCTCACTTAATTCTTGGTTAGATTGCTCCAACTTATTCTGTAACTCAATCATTTCTCGTAGGTTGACTTCGTTTTCATTCATAGCGTGGTTTAGTACTTTCAAAGTAGCAGCCGCCGCATTCATTTGACCTACATTCTGACCTGTATCACGCCTTGAGGTTCTTTGGAATGTACCCTCTCTCAAGGTATCTCCTATTTGCTCCGCTTGTAGTAGTCTGTTTATATCATCTGTTTGCTGTTTGAGTAGTCTATTTTTTTGCTCAACATGTGCTATATCTTCATTACTTAGTCTCGCAACTTCGTCATGCTGAATAACTACTCTTCTCATATGTGCTTCTTGTGCCGCACTCTTTTCATTGAATAGTTTATTACTTTGTTTTTGTAGGGTCATTTCGCTACCTTGTGCAACTAATTGCTGGTTAAAGTACATGACCCTTTCCATTCGATTACCTGACCCTTGTTTAGCAATAACATTGTACATGCTCGAAAGACTATTTAATTCTATTGCGGCTTTTTCTGATTGTTTACCAAGATTTAGGCGGTATTCCTCTAACCTGTTCTGTTCTTCAAATTGACTTTTATGTGTAGTTTGTAAGTGATTAATTTTCTGCTGTAAAGCCATAGAACGCTCTCTATGCTTATTGATAACTTGATGAGCATGTTGAATACCTTTTAGTATAACTTTTTCATTCTCAGTAGCCTGTACATTGAAATCAAAAAATGTTGCTTGTTTGCTATGTAGTGTTTCATTAGCAATCAGAATACCGTGTAGGTCACGCTGAACCGAATCAAACATACTCATACCAATGGCTAAAGATTGAATACCTAAACCAAACTTAATGAAACCACCCGCATGTTGCATAAATGTAGTCATCCTACCCATAGCCTCTAAGAAGCCTTCGCCGAATATATCAGCAAATATAGTCTGCATTTCAAGTAAGTCATTTCGTGCTTTTTGTTGACCTATCAAGAATGGTGATAAACTTTCACCAAGATTCGCCTTTAGATTTTCACCAGCCGCTTCTGCTGATTCTAACCGATAAGCAAAAGACTCCATAGCCTTTTCTGCCTGTCCCGCCGCAGAATCAATATCATTGAGAGCATCGGAGGCTAAGTCAGTTGCTCTTGCTTGATTTTCCATTAACTTAATGAAACGAACATAGTGTCTGTTACCTGCGATAGTCTGCGCTATGTTCTGCTTTTGGGCCGAGGTCATTTCATGCCAACCTTTGTCAACAAGTTGCTCTATGACACTTTCCATAGTATTCATATCACCTGACGCATTGACTATTTCAATGCCCATAGCCTCCATTTCACTTCTTGCTCCACCGATGTCACCACCCATGCGAGCATAAACCATACGCAAAGCACGACCAGCCGCACCTGCTTCTTCACCTGCTTCGAGTAGGACA